ACAACTGAACCAGGCTTAGCCATTGTTATTTCTGTATTTCCAGATAATCCTAAAACATTTAAAGCTACTGCTGTTTGAGAAGCCGTGACATTTGATTGCATAAAATTATTATTTATTAATTGTCCTTTTAAATCTATCTCTCCTCTTATTAAAACTATACTTGTTGTGGAATTAGCATACCCGATAGCTACTGCTTGAGGAGTGGGCTTTACTTGTGATAAACTTCCAGCAACAGTATGAACATATACTAATCCACCAACTGTCCATCCACTTCCTATAGTTATTTCATTACCAATTCCAGTATATACATATCCCTCTGCATCTGCAGTTATGGAAGTACTTTTAACTATCCCTAAAAAATCTCCTGTGTTATCTATCTTTGAAACTTTTCCAGCTGCTGAAGGATATCCAACAGCATCTCCAGCTACTAAAGATTCAGCTGCTGTTACTTTTATTGTTCTACCAGCTTCTACTTTAGTAATTAAATCATTAAATATTGCAACCCATTCAACTGCCCCCGAAGGCATTTCAGGAAGATTCATATTTTCTGTATAAGACATTTACTTTCTCCTTTTATACTATTTCTATTATTAAACTAGTTTTTTCGCTTCTATTTATTTCACTTATTTTTTCCACTTCAATTTTAATATTTGAAGGGTTGCCGTCAGTCGATTGCATAGCAGATGTATAAGTCCAATTTGTATTTGTTGTATTCGTTGTTCTTAATACTGTGTCTGTATCTTCATCAGTAATTGTTATATCAAACCTTACAAAATCAGTATCCTCTGTTAATTGATTTGACTTTGTATAATCCAACCCTCTATCTTTTCTATTACATGTATACCATTTAAAATCAATATCACCGGAAGATATTTTAGTTATACTTCCTAAGCCATCTACTTCTAAATTTTTAGGAGCAACTGGCGCAGACCCTTTTGCTTTAAATTCAAGAGCTTTTACAATCACATAAGCAATATCCTGAGAAACTCCACCATAATTATAAGATACAAATTTATAATAAATATTATTATCTTTTCTAGCTATATCATATTCAATATAAGTAGGCAATTGTTTATACTTCATTAATGATATTGTATCACCAACTGAAGCTGCATGTGTTAAATTAGGTGTATCATAACAATCCCAAATAATTCCTTCTAATTTCCATTGAGCTGTACCAACTAATGTAGCAACTCCGAATCTAAAATATTTATTAGCTGTTGCATCATAGCAAGCATTAAAATTTAAATCTTGTAATAAAGCAAACACATCATCTTTACTATTTAATGCAGTATCTTCATCTGTTACTGTTATTGTTATGCTGTCATCTGCAATACTAGTAATTGTTCCCATTAAACCATCTCCAATACTAGTATATTTTTTAGTATATGTATTATTATCATAAGAATCGTATACTGTAGCACCTAACCAACTAGCATACCCAGAACCAGCAAAATTAGAAATTATATAATTATTATCTTGTGTGACTAATGCAGGTAATTCTGAAATAATTGGATATCTAACATCATACGGGTCATCTAATCTATCAGGACTTATATAACAATCATCTGATGGTGCTGACTTTGAATCCATTATATATCCAATTTCTTCAGTGGCTTCTATTGCAATAGTTCCATTTTTATTTTCAGATGTTGATAATACTCTTAATGGTTTTGCACTTATTCCTAACTGTGAATCTGTTAAAGTAAACACGGCTCCAGGTGTTAATAAAGTAGCTTTTTTCGGACCAATTGTAAAACTGTATTTCATAGGCATTGCTAAACTTCTTCTAAGAATAGTATAAGCTAATTTCATTGCTCTAGCACCCGTAGTAAATCCAGACATTGTAACTTCCAATTCTTGAATTCCATTTTCTTCTTGATTTACTTCATCTTCAGCTACAACTATTCCTGAAGTATATTTGTTAGCTCTTTTTGTATATTTTACTTTTATTCTATTTCTTACTTCTCTTGAAGATTCTCTAGTCATCTCTAGTGGAGATTCATTTTTAACAACATCTGTATCTACATTTATATTTGTTACAGATGATTCAGTTTCTACTTGCTTATAAGATAATTTTCCACCACTATAAACTATATATCCATTATGGTAAGAGCAAAGATGTTCTAATAAATCTAAAGTGCTCATCTCTGAATCTAATAAAATAGAAATCTTAATATCATTTGTTGTACAAAAATCTATAGCATCAGTAAAACTTCCTAAATCATCTGAATCAATCCCCATTCCGTATAAATCATTTGTTAATATTGTTCTAGCTATTTCTGGTGGTGTGATATCTATTGTTGAAGGAGGTACATACATATATTTAAAAACTTGAATTCTACTATTATCACTATCAGATACATAAGCTTCATCATTATAGATATAAATAGATGTTGGGTGCTCTAATTCACCGTCCCCAGAACCGTAACTTCCCCACTGTCTTTGGTAAACACCAGAAGTATTAAAAACTTGTATTCTATTATTGTTGCTGTCAGCAACATAAACTAAATCATCATATATACACATTCCCATAGGATAACTTAGTTCTCCCTCTCCAGAACCAGAACTTCCCCAAGTTCTTTGAAAAGAACCATTAGAATCAAACACATTGATTTTGCAATTATATGGTTCAAGTACATAAGCTTCCCCGTTGCAAAAACATATATCAGTATAATAAAAATGATGAATGGTTCCATTATCAAAAGTACCAAAAAGACCTTGAAAATTTCCTTCTAAATCAAACGTTTGTATTCTATTGTTGCCACAATCTACTATATATACAATATCATTATTAACTGTTATTCCAAGATTATGAAAAAACTCCCCTTCTCCAGAACCATAACTTCCCCACTTCCGTTTAAACTCTCCTTGCAAATTAAATACTTGAACCCTCCAATTCCTTGAATCATTAACGTATAATTCATCATTATAAATATAAATAGATGTTGGGTGCTCTAATTCACCGTCCCCAGAACCGTATGAACCAATACTTCTTTTGTAAGTTCCTACTAAATCAAATACTTGAATTCTATTATTATACATATCACAAACATAAACTTCACCATTATGAATTATTATACTTGGAATAGGTTCTTCAAATTCTCCTTCACCAGAACCGTAAGAACCCCATTTTCTTTGATAAATATCTCCCCAATAAGCGTCACTATCTACAGTTACTTCAAAAGTAAAATTAGGTAAATATGTTGATTGTCCTAAACTATAATTTTCAAATACAACATAACATAAATTTCTATAAGCTGGAGCTCTAGGTACAAAACTTGAAATATGGGCATTAGCTGTTTGTGTAGTTGTTCCAGTATATGTAGTAATTCCTAAATCAGACCATTGTGATATTGGAATTTCATTTTCACCTTGATATATTTTAAATATTTCTGCTTCTCCTAAACAAACCCCAAAGGCAAAAGATGCTGAATAAGTGTAGTGACTAAATACAGATTCAGTTTTAGAACTTCCACCCTTTCCACCTTCCTGAACTTCTTGTTCTTGGTAGTGTTCATGTACTTGAAAATTATCATACCATATTAAATTTCCAGCTAACTTCCTTCTTCCAAGTACTACTGGAATTCTTCCTCCTATTTGTGAGCCTTGTATTTGTAAATCACCTGGAGTTTTAGAAGAATCTTCTGTGGAACCAGATTTATTTCTAGGTCTATAAAATAGAGTAAATAATAATCCAACCGCTTTTACAGCAGTCCATAATCCAGCCATTCCCATTATCTATTACCTTCCCATCTAATTATCTTACTAAAATGTTTTTTCATTTCATCACTTTCTTCTAAATCAAATTCTACAACACCATATTGAATATGAGAATGTATAACTTTATTATCTCCTAAATAAAATGCTGCATGGCAATTGCTTCTACCAAATTTATATATAAGTATATCACCTATTTTTCTATCTTCTAATTTCACATCGAAACAATATTTATTTAATTCATTTATCATTGTATCTCTTGCTTTATGTAATGCCCAATCTCTTGGATATGATTTTATTTTATAACTTTTATCTAACCAACCAACTTCTTTACTTACTTCAGCTATAAAATGAATACAATCTGTTCTTACACCTTTAAGCCCGACACCGTGCATCCATTTAGTACCTAACCACTCCCTACATTCTTTTTTAAATTTTTCTTCTTGTAATTTATTCATTTTATTTTTAAATTAAAACCTCTGGATTTGGTATATATTCAAATCCTAAAAAGTTAACATAATTGTCAAATTTTGTCTGACATGTTGTACCAGATTTATCACAACCTGGATAGATAATATATGTATCACCAACTTCTACCCCTAAATTAAAAGCCTCATATAATGTTACATTACTTCCAGAATGTGCTCTAATATTTCTACTAATTCCATTAGATGCTCCTGAAGTCATTACTATTTCTCCTAATGTAAACCAATTTGCTGCATAAGCACTCCAAGTAGAACTAACTAAATTAACTCCAGAAGAACCTACTTCTAAACCTCCATTAACACCATAATTTGCTTTTACTAATCCACAATAGGCATCAAATAATTTATGATTACATTGTTCTTGATACATTATTTTAGGAACGCTCTTTTTTAACAAATCAAGAGAAGATGTAATTTGTAGTATTACCGATTTCCTATTATAATTAATTCCTTTTGATACATTTCCTCTAAATATTTCTCTCTGGTCTGTTGTATTCGTTGGGTCAATTTGTTTAATTATTACTTGAGCATTATCAAACCAACCATAGTCAACTGCTTGTATAATACTTTTCCCAGAAATTGTAAATGCATGAATGCTAAATTCTAACTTTAAAGTATCTATTCTTAAATCAGTTTGAAACTTTACTTCACTTCTTTGAATAGGTACAATGGTATATGTATTCCCATCTACTAATCCCAATTCAGAACTTTGAGTTACGCCACCAATACTAGTTCTACCCCCATAATTAGTTAAATATAATTTTTTACCATTTGATAATGTAATTTCATATACTTCAGTAATTCTAAAATTTGAACTTGTTAAATCAAGTGTCATTTAAATCTCCCAATTTATATCTGTTTCTAATAATACTACTTCATTTAAATTATATAATTGATAATAAAAATAATTAAAATTTAAAGAATCTTCAAAAAATCTAACATAATGTCTATCAGATGTTATAGGGTCAATCCATAAAAATGTTTTCCTTTTACCTTGTGTAAAATTGAATAATATTAAAATCTCATCTTTTTCAGATTCAGTTAATGATGCGAATCGTAATGTTATTTTATATTGAGGTAGTCCTACACCCAATCTTCTTTGTTCTGTTCCACCAACATATTGAATAATATCAGAATCATAAAATTCAGGAACTTTTAAAACAGGATAAATTAATTTACCTACATCAGGAAACCTAGCTACTACTGATAATCTAGAATTCCCCTCACAAGTATCGGTTAGTGTTGGAAGCATTGCAAGAATATTTATAATATCTGTTGCTGAAGAAGTATCATCCAATGATGTATCTGATTCAATTAGTAAAGATTCAATGCTAGTTAAAGTTTCTAAAATACTATTAATCCCAGTTGTGGTAATTGAATCTGTCCCTACAACTGATTCAACAACTCTTTTACCTCCTTCAACATCTACAGAATCTACTCCAGATAAACTTTCTAATATATTTAAAAGAGCATCATATAATAAAGCAGATGTTCCCAACGCTGTTTCTGAAATTAGTTGATTAACAATAACAGCAATTTCATCAACATTAGTACCTGTATCTGTTATTAACTTTGTGTATAAACCTAATATTTTTTCTATTGATATGCTAGTATCAGTAATTGGTATATTTGCTAATATATCTAATGAAGAAATACCGCCTGTATAATATCCTTCAGTACCATTCCCACTATTATATAAATGTGAAACTTCATTAGGTGATAATACTCTATCATATATTCTCACATCATCTATATAACCATCAAAATAATTAGAGCCCTCCGATTGTCTTCCCAATGATAAATGGGTTGATGCATTATAATTTATTGCAGATAGACTACCACTGGAACTTAATGTTTTATCGTCATTATTTATATAACATTTATATGTATTGTCTGCTCTAGTAAAAACAACATGATACCAAGTTCCAGTACTAAATGTAAAAGAATCTGTCCATAAATAAACAGTTGTTGAAGTAGTGGTTCTGATATGAGCATAAATATCATCATTACTACCAACACCAAGATACCATCCATCAGTATCTTGAACTCCTCTTGATATTAGTACCTGTTCAGTTCCTGGTAAAGTATCTAGTTTTATCCAACAAGAAATTGAAAAATCTTCAGTTGTAAATCCACAATTTGTAGCAGTACCACAATCAACATAATCATCAGAACCATTAAAATGTAAACAATTATTTATCTTTCCAGCTTCTGATAAATCTTCTGTATCATCTCCTCCTTGCAACGTTCCAGCATTACTTCCAATAGAATCTTTTACTGTTGTATTTGCAGCATCTTCATTTAATTTATAGTGGCTTATCAACCCATTTAATAATTCGGGTATTTCTTGTATTAATACTTCATTATCTGCCATTATTCACCAACTGCTTCTATTAAAGCTATATTATTTATATTATATAAATCATAAGCAACATATTCTATATTTAATGTATTATCTAAAAATCTAACCGTATGTGATAAACTATCAACCGGATTAACAAAAGTAAATGATTCATAAGAACCATTTCTAGCTATAAAAAAATCTCTTATAATATTCTTTTCTGTACTAGTTAAATTTCTATAACCGAAAGTAAATTTATATCTAGCAGTAGAATAATCAGATTTTCTTATTTCATTTAATCCTTTAAATTTTGTAATAACTGTTTCCCAAACAGGTGTTTTAACAACTGAAAAAGGTATCTTAGGAGAAGTTGGATATGTAGCCATTATAGTCTCCTTAAAGTACTATTCTCATCAAATGAATCTGATATTACATCTTCTAAACTTTGTTTATTATTATTTAAAAAATCTTTAAATGATTTAGCGTCCATAGCGTTTATATAATAATGTCTATGTATCTCTTGTTTAGTTTGTGTTGGATTACCTCTATTTAAATTATCTAATGCAGATTTTCCACCTAAAGCATCCATACCTAATCTAGATAAAACTCCCTCTCCTGTCTGAGCTATTATAGGAACCTCATCTGCTGTTATTGCCATTCCATTATGAGCTTTAATAATTCCACCCATGTGTTTTTTAACTACCCCACCTGAATGAAATAATCCACCTAATAATCCACCAGTTCCATTTAAACCTAATAATTTCATTGCTACCGTTTGTGCTAGTATATCTGCAACTATACTTTTAACTGAAGAGGCAAAAGCATTAAAATAATCTCTAGCTGTTTTCAAATTTCCTTCAAAAGCATCTAAGAATAAAGTTTTAAATGAATCTGATATTGCATTGTAAGTTCTTTCTGAAGCTTCTTTATAATAATCATATGTTTCATCTATTGCATCTTTTTCTATTTCAGCTTTTCTTTTAGCTAAATATTGTGCTTTCTCTAAAGTAGTTAAATCAGTTTCTTCTATCTTTTTCATTTCTTCAGCTAATTGAGCATAAGCTGCACGCTGTGGGTCAATTACTTCAAGAAAGCTTTGTGTTAATTTTTTATTATTTTCAATTAATTTTTCGTTAGCTTTTATAGAATCATCTGTTATTTTATTTAAATTAGCATCAACCCATTCAAAAACTAACTTAGTATCTAATCCTAATTTTGTAAATGATTTTAATAATTCTTGCCCTTCTTCTTCTATTCTATTGATTGCTTCTATAGTTGTCTCATCTTTTACAGCATTTATTTCTCTATTTGTTTTTTTAATTATAGCAAGTTTTTTATCTTCTAATTCTTTAGTTGCATCAATTTCAGCTTTTAATCTTTTCTCTGCTGGGCCACTAATATATTTCTCAAATAATTCTGTATTTTCTTCACGATATCTCATATTCTCTAATATTATTTCTTTATTAGTGGTTTTTATAGAATCTAAAGCTTTTTTATGTGCAATATTTTCTTTTGCTAATCTTTTATCTACATCTTCCCCACCAGCATCTTTTATTTTTTTAATATTCTCTAAATGACGAAGTTCTTCTTCTTCTAAAATAAGATTATTATTAGATAAATCTTCTAATCTTTGTTTATGTTCTTTATCTAAATTTCTCTTAGCTGTAATATAAAACTTTTCACTATATGTTTTTAGATTACTTTTTAATTCTAGTGTTCTAGTTCTTCTTTTAATTGCTTCATCATACTCTTCTTCTTTTTTAGTTAATTCTTCTAAACTTTCTATTTGTGATTTAAATTCAGGTCTAAATTTACGCATAACTGCTAATGAAGCTTCTGCAATAGTCTTACCTTTTGCTAATTCCATATGATACATGTAAAGGGCTTCTTCACTATCTTTACCATAATTAGCAAATTGTTTTAAAGCATTATTATGTTCTTTTTGCGCATTACTGTTATTTTGTAAATAATTAGATAAATCTATAATTTTTAAAGTAAGTTTTGTAACTGCGCTATCAACATCAAATATTTGATTTATAAGTCTACCTAATGCCCAACCCACCCCTAAACCTGCTATAGAAACTCCCAAACCAGCAACTGCAAAAGATGCTGATGCAGCTGAAGCAGTAACTCCTTTAAGTATAGGTATTAATTTTGCTAAAACATTACATGCAGCAACTATATTAGGAATAATACTAGCCAACCCACCTAATAAAACTAATAACGCTCCTAATGCTGCAGTAAGTTGTACAATACCAGAAAATAACTTTGGATGTGCATCTGCAAAATCTATAATTTTTTTAGTTGAATCTGCTATAGCATCAACTAATTTTTTAACTACTGGCAATAATTTATTTCCTATAACAACAGCTGAAGCAATAATAGTTTGTTTCATTTGATTAAATTTAAGTGTTGTTGTATCTTGAACTTTTAAATATTTTTCATGACTTAAACCTAATCTATTAGTTATAACATCTAAATCTTTTCCTGCTTTTCCTGCTTGTCCAGCAGCGATTGCCCAACCTAATAAACCTCTAATATTTGGTGAAATTGCAGCTAATTGTTCTACTGAACCTTTTGCTAATTTCTGTAAAGTATCTTCAAAGTTTTCTGCTGATAATGCATCTACACCCCATTCAACACCTAACTCTCTAGCTGCTAAAATTGCTTCATCAGATGTTTTTAATACTGAACGTAAAATACCTCTTAATGCAGTTTGAGCTTTATGTGCATCTAAACCACCTCTAGTTAACATTGCAAATGCTGCACCATAATCTTCAATTGACATTCTTGCTTTTGCTGCCATTGCTGCTGTCTGACCAATAGTACTAGCAACATCTTCCATTGTGACTCTTCCTCTTTCAACAACTGCAGCTAACCAATCTGCTGCATCTGCTGAGTCTCTTAATTGGTCTCCAAATGTAGACATTAAAGTGATAATAGCAGAAGTTGTTGTAGATACTGTTGTAAATCCACCTGCAGCTGCTTCAGAAGCTACTGCTAATAAATCCATTGCTTTAGAAGCATCAATCTGAGCAGACAAAATATCATACGTAGCATCTGCTAATACTTTAGTAGATTGCCCATATTTCATAGATAAATTATGTATTTGTTTTGCAAATTTAGGTAGGTAATGCTCAGTAGATTTTGTAAGCATAGTATTAACTTTTGCCATACTTGTTTCAAAATCTGCTGCTGCTTTAACTGTTAAAGCAAATGCTCCAACAATAACAGCTCCAGCTATCATAAACTGTCTTCCAACTTTTTTAAATACTGCACTACTAGCTAATATTGCTTTATTTAAACCACTAATTTCACCTTTTGCAAGTTGCATTTTAGTGACAAAAGCTTTCATATCTACATTTAAAAATACTGTTAATGCTCCTAAAGTATCTGGTGTCATTATTCAGTACCTTTTTTAGTAGTTTTTATTCCTAAATTAAAATTAGATAGTGCTTTTTTACCTTTATGCATCTTAATGTCACTCCATTCAGTAGTTCTTCGTTTATTACTTTCTTCATGCTGTCTCTCAACTGCCTTTAAAAGTATAATAGTATTTAAGTTGAAATCATTCAACTCGAGTGTCATTAGTTCACTAGGTAACTTATGATATCTGCAAGCCATTGCGTCTATTAAATATAAAAGTTCCCCCTCTAAAAAAGGGGTTATACTTTTTTTATTTCTCCCCCAGAAATTACATTAAATAAAAATATCTGGTCTTCTTCCCTTATCTCACTCCAATATAACACATCTTCTTTTTCATCTGCATTATATTTTAATGCTACTTTTGGTTCAACAATTCCTTTTTGTATAAGTGTTGTTAAAATATTATTTAAAAAATTGTTTGCGTCTTTATCTTTTGTAGTTTTTTTCAAGTCGTTTGCTGTCATATCGCTTTGTATAAATTCAACAAAAGCATTTGGTACATCTGCATTGCCGTCTTTTATAAAATCTAATACTGATAATTTTTTAATTTTAAAGATAGCTCCAGAGGGTGCTTCAACTTCTTCCACTGTGTAAACTTTTTTCCTATAATCATTAGGACTTGTAACCTTAGACATTTAATCTAATCTCCTTATTGTTTTAGAATAAAATCAAAACATTAATCTTATTTAGTTTTTGTTTTATGCTATTGTATCTTCTATATAACCAATTTGTTTTCCAGTTGGCTTATCAGTATCAGCATATAAAGTAAATGTAACAGGAACAACTGTTATATCATCTTTAGCCAATACGGAATCTCCTACTTCTGAAATAAATGCTCTATAGCAATAAAATTTTCTATCCAAGCCTTCAGGTGATTTACCATAAAACTCAAGAGTTAGATAAGATATTGTTGAAGTAGTTCCCCAAGATAAAGTTCTTGTTGGACTAGAAGTTTCAACAGAGTTAGGAATATCCCAAAGAGTTTTAAGATTATCTAAATCTGTTTCGGCTATTTCAGTTGAAACTCTATATGTTTCTCTAATCTTATTCATACCCAGCGGAGACAATTCCTGGTCAACCATCTTTTCAAAAACTTCAGTCTCTTTAGTGATTGTTACACCGCCTCTTGTAGAGCCCATCGATGTACCATCTACTTTAAAATCTCCTATACCTACCAACACATTTACTGCAGTAACGCTCATATTTAAACACCTCCTTATTTAATTTAATTTCTTAACTATCATTTTAAACCTTATATTCTTAATGTAATAATTTAATTCATTATCATAATATGTTGGACTTATATACCCATCCCACATTATTTGAGGAGCCAACATTTCATCTACTTCCTCTATTTTTAAATTATCTAATACTTCTAATGTTCTATCTATTATATCATCTAAAATTATATCTTGTGTTCTATCCAATGCTTGTAATTCTAAATAATATGTTCTTACTTTAGATGTTGATAAATCGCTTATACTACCCGCTTGTAGTTTCCCAAAGAGTAACATTCTATTTAAAGCATATTCTTCCAATCCTTCAAATCTAAGAATATTGTTATTGGTAGTAGCATTATAACCCAATAAAGTTGTTAAAGTTGAATCACTTATTAAAGCTGAATTAATATTTTTCAATATACTTTTCATAATAATCCAAGTTCTCCTCTAAGAGAACGTCTTATATAATCAATAGCTTGCCCTTTAGCTTCTACTAACGCTGGTCTTAAATATCCCCCAGTTTTATCTCTATGTTCTACATAAGGAGCGTAATGAACATCTGTTCCAATAGGTACGGCGTATCTATACTGTGATAACCTAAGTGGCTTTTTAGCATCAATGCTACTTCTTAACATACCAGTTATAATATGTTTCTCATGACCATGTTTACCAGTAATATTTTCTTTTGCTCTTCTTTCAATTAATCTACCTGCATTCCAAGCAATTTTCCCCAACTTGCCTTCTGCTGCTTTTACTCGCATTGTCATATTTAATATTACTGCTTCCATTCCAATTAATTTCATTTTATCTTATCCAATAAAAATTGTTTATGATTTTCACTTGTTTTATTATAAACAGGATAAACTCTTTTAACTATATATTCATAAGAACCATCAATAAATTTATCACCTACTTGAATATCAGCATCACTTCCCAATCCTTGAAAGAGTACTCCTTCTATCTGTCCCACATCTTCTATTGAAGCTCCCCCACCAATAGACTTTGGTTGATAAATTCTACAATTATACGAAGTTAAATGTATGACATAACTTGAAGTAGCACCCCCATAATCATCTGCAATATAAGATAATCTATAAACAACTACGTCATGTGTATATAAATCTGTTAAGCTCATTAATTATTATCTTCTCCACTTATATTATCAGGCACATATAATTTATCATTATTCATTTAAATAACTCTCTATATCTTTTGGGTGTAACAACTTCTCAAACTCTAAAAATAAAATATCTAATTTACTTTTTATCTGTAAAATATTTTTTTTCATTTTTCTATTTGGATAAGTGTCAAAATACATAAACAAATCTCTTAAACATTTTGCTATGTCTTTCATCTTTTGCTCCAATAAATGCTTTTCATCTTTAGTCATATCATAACACCTTTTATATAAATAAAGAAAATATAATTTAATATTATTTTAATAATACTATAATATAATATTAGATATTGAGTCAATTATTTGAGCCGGTAGGATGGATGACATACTCTTGCACTCCGAGTATTTCTTAGGACAATTTTTATACCAGTCATCAGTAGAATACCAACAACCAGAGCACTTTATATCTCCTTGAATATTTATATTTTCTTTATACCCAAAACACTTTTTTATAGTAGGACCGAACAAAACAATTGACTTCGTATTAAACCCTTTAGCCAAATGAGGAATCAATCCCTCTGTTGTCACTATTAATAGCGCTCCTCTTACTAAACTACATAATTCTTCAAAATTAGTTTTGTTCCTTAAATCAACAGTTTTCTCTATCTTACTATGTTTTTTATTTCCAATTTGTATTAAATTTAAATCTGAATAATTTACTTTTAAATAACTAATTACTTTGTTCCAATGATACTGAGGATAAGATTTTGTTTTTCTTAATAAGCTATCATCATTATATAATAATATATAGGGTTTTGATATTAATTCTAATTTATTATTTTCTATTAAAAAATCTAAATTAAAATCCTCCTCTATTAATTTAACTCCAGAATTCTTTGCTGACATCTCTAATAAATTACAATTCAATTTTTCCAAATAATCAAAGAAGTTCCAATATTTATTTATATCTTTTGTATGTAACTCCATATGTCTACCGTATTTGTTGTTCGGTTTCCAAATTCCAACATAATATCTATCATCAAAAAACAAATCGTATTTTCTTACTTCTTTTCTAATAAGCTTATTCCAGTCACAATAACCAGTAAATATAATTCTATCTACCTTTGTATCTCTTTTCAAATATTCATTCTTATCTCTCGCATATATTGTAATTTCTGCTTCTGGATATTTTCTGCGAATTGCATGTGATAAAAAAAGAAGCTGGATTGTATCACCCAGCCCTCCAATTTTTGCTATGCCTATTTTTTTTAATTTTTTATTAAATAAAAATTCCATCTATTTTTTTGTTGATTGTTCATTCCCCAAATCTTTTCTTAAATATTCTATAGCTCTTCTAGTTTCTATAAAATAAGATTCAGTAAAATCTCTATACAATTCAAACTCTTCACGCCTAACAACACAAGATCTCGGTGGGTGTAGTTCATCGTTTGTTAGGTGTTTGAATAATTTTTGATCCATATCTGTTACTTTGCCATAAATTAACGTTAGTAAAAATATTGAAATAGTTACTCCTATTGATATAACAGATTTAAAAATTGCTCCATAATTCTGTTCATTCATATTTTGCTGTCTCCTCTTTTAACTAAAGAAAATACTGTTCAGCTTTTTTATTAAAAATCCCATCTAGCCCCTGTACGTATTCCTATGTCAAAATCTCTATCGCTTGTCTTTTGACCAAAAATTTCTACAAAGGGAGTAGGTACATACCATTTTCTTTTTTCTTCTTGCTGTTGTATTACAGTATAGTGTGCTGTACCTCCACTACCTATATGTATTTCCGGTGTGTTTATGTTATCTGATTGTCTTGGAAAAAACTTATTGATTATACCAATAGCTCCAAATATAATAAGAATAGCTACCCCTATTTTGATAGAAAGTCCGAAAACTTTATACCAACCCATAGGTGATAAGTCAAATAGTTTCTTTATTGAAAACTTCTCTTTTTTACTCATTATATTTTTAATCTAATTGTTTATTTGTTAGCTTCCCTATAAATTGTAAAATCTTTTTTAAAATAGTATTCTCTTCAACTTTAGGAAATATTTTTATAAAAGAAGCAAAAGCTCCAAATAGTGCTAAAAATTTAACTGATATTTCTTGCCAATTATCAATTAAAAATTGAATTACGTTTATCATATATTTCTCCTTTCGTTATATAAATAAAAAAAATATTTTTAATTTTTATTTTAATCTTTTCTACAATAATTCTAATAATTCTTTATAGGTTTATAAAGTTAAATCCATATTCAACCATATTATTCCAACAATAGTCCTGAGCTTTCTTTACAGCTTCTTCTACTGTATCAGCTTCAAAAACACTATGCTTACACGCTTTGTCAGAATGATCACAAGAAGCAGATAGGTCATATGCTCTAAACTTGTTATCTTTTTCTTTTCTTATAGCTAAATAGTTATCCTCACTCATCTCTCAATCTCCTTTTAGTAAATCAATATCACTTTCCACTTCGTTTCCCCAGACATCCCAGCCTTCTGTTTTCTGACGGGCGAAGAGTTCGATGCGAGGCAGGTCTCCGAATAATTCAACTATCTTATCTCTAAATATCTGTGGTTTCTCGCTATGCTTCGTTCTTCCAGTGCTGACAAATGACGAGACGCTGTTTGACTTTACAAGTGAGTGAGCTTTACCCTTAACGGCAAGTAATAAAACCTCTTGATTTGACTTGGCATAGTAACCAATACCGAAAAATGGTGTTCCGTCTTTATTTGTTTTTAACCAGCTAAATCCGAGTGTCTTGTATTTGAATCCCCACGCCTTTATAACCTCTAATGCTTCTAATAATTGTGGAAAGGTTGCCCACATCATTAAAACACTGGTATCGTCTGCTATCTCGCTTATTGGTAGGTTTTTAATATCCTCAAGTTTCATTGTTTTGTATTGAGCATCTACCCCGCCTTGTGGCACCCCTCCGTTCTGATAAGACCACGGCGGGTCAGCATATATTATCTGGTATTTTTTCATCTCTCACTCTCCTTTAATAGTTCTGGGTTTTCAAAGCGGTTGCCGATGACTTCAATATTTTCATAGTCTTCCAACTGAGAGTGCAGACGGGTAGTATTTTTTAATTTTAGCCCGCTACCTTGCCACTCAACAACATCATTAAAAATACCACCAACACTTTTTATTCTAACTATATCCCCCTCGTATATCTCTACGCCGTTTTTGTCTTTTAGTCCTGTGTATTGCATAAGGGTTAAGTCTTTGCCTTGTATTTGAATGTTATATTGAAAATCTAATAAATCCATATTACCGCCAGATAGTCCAACATTATAACTATAATATAAGGTTTTACTATTCTTATCCCAAGCTCTAAACTTTATCTCTCTCATCTCTCACTCTCCTTTAGCTTATTACATCCGGCAGGTGAGCTATTATTTCTGCTTCATCAGCCGAGTCTAATTTATTCAAATCTTTTCTTTCTACTAAGCCTCTCATCCAAGCTAATCCGTGTAATGCCTTTGT